CGATATTATTGTTATGCACAATGGGGTATCCTTTGATGCTCCTGTCTTGAACAAACTTCTTGACGCTAACATACCTCTATCAAAGATTCGTGACACACTTATTATGTCACAGATTGCAGACCCCTCTTTAGAGAACGGTCATAGTCTTAAAGCATGGGGTCAAAGACTAGGTGAATATAAAATGGATTACTCTGACTTCTCACATTTTAATATGGAGATGTTAGAATATTGTAGGCAAGATGTTGAAGTAACTATTCGGTTGTATAAACATCTCCTACCTAAACTACAAAAGTTCTCTGCTAAATCTGTCAAACTTGAGCATGACATACGTGCTATCATTGACAGACAAGAGAAGAATGGTTTCAGCCTTGATATACCAAAGGCTTCTATTCTTGTAGCTAAACTGTCAGAAGAAGCTGCGAACATTGAACAAGAGATGCAGGAAATATTCCCACCGATTGTTCATGAAAGATATTCGGAGAAGACTGGCAAAAGATTACAAGATAAAGTTGAGGTATTCAATCCTGGTTCTCGTCAACAGATTGCCTTTCGTCTGATGGAGAAGGGATGGAAACCTGACAAGCATACACCTACTGGACATCCTATTGTGGATGAAGGTACACTGAAGAACGTAGACATACCAGAGGCACAGAAGATTGCTAGGTATCTACTACTTCAGAAACGTGTATCACAAGTCAAATCATGGCTGGATGTAGTCCAAGATGACGGCAAAGTTCATGGGCGTGTGATGACCTTGAAAGCTATCTCTGGACGCATGGCGCATCACGGCCCTAACATGGCACAAATACCTGCCGTTTACTCTCCCTACGGTAAAGAGTGCAGAGAAGTGTGGAAGACTTCTTCACCTTCGTACAAACTGTTGGGTTGTGATGCGTCCTCTTTAGAGTTACGTTGCCTTGCACATTACATGAATGATCCTGACTTTACCAAAGAGGTAGTAGAAGGTGACATTCATACGGCTAACCAACGTAATGCTGGACTTGATAGTCGGGATCAGGCAAAGACATTCATCTACGCTCTGATCTATGGTGCCGGGCCAGCAAAGATTGGTTCCATTGTAGGGGGTGGAGCTAAAGAAGGTCAGGCAGTGATGGGTAAGTTCTTGTCAAACATGCCAGCACTTAAACGTCTTCGCAATGCTGTAGATAAAGCAGCACAAGAAGGATACATTAAAGGTCTTGACGGTAGATTACTTATTGTCAGACAACAACACGCAGCAATGAACCTTTTATTACAAGGTGCAGGTGCTATCATTTGTAAGTCATGGCTACGTCAGATTATTCTTGGTGCAGAAAGAGCAAAGCTAGATTATAATCTGGTTGCTAGTATCCATGACGAATATCAGTTTGAAGTAAACACACAACAAGTAGAACAGTTTGGAAGGATAACTAAAGATGCCATGAAGCTAGTTGAAGCAGAGTTAAAAGTTAATTGTCCATTAGATAGTGAATTTAAAATAGGAAATAATTGGGCTGACACACATTAAGTGTTGACATTACTATTTAGTTGTGGCATAATATTCAAAATCAAGAAAGTGATAAACATATCACACAGTACAAGGAGAAGAAAGTATGAGTGTAATTTCTGGTAAAGCTTATTGGGCATCTATCATTAACCCTAACACTACATTTGAACCTGTATGGTCTATTGATGTAGCTCTTGACGAGACTAACAAAGCTATCGTTGAGGCTGACGGTTTAAAGGTTAAGAACAAGGGTGATGAGCGTGGTGACTTTGTTACCATCAAGCGTAAGGTTCAGGGTAAGAACCGTGATAATAATCCACCTGAAGTTGTGGATGCACAGAAGCGTCCTTTCCCTTCCGATAAGTTGGTTGGTAATGGTTCACTCGTTAACGTGCAGTACAAGCCGTATGAGTGGACTTGGAAAGGTAATGCTGGTATAGGTGCTGACCTGTCTAAGATTCAAGTCGTTGAGTTGGTAGAGTACGAAGATGAAAACAGCGAAGACTTTGATGTTGTTCCTTCTGGTTACTCTGGTACGGCAGAGTTGAATGACGAAGTACCATTCGGTAACTAAGTAAACTTCACGGGAGCAACTACACAGAGAATGGTTGCGGGCTGGCTTGTGTTTGCGGTGGGTACGCCAGCATCTTTTAAATAAACAGAAGAGACATCTTATGAAACATGAAGATTTTATGAAAGCTAAACAAGCTGAACTAAATAATCAATGGATGCGCACCAAAGCTGCTCAAGCTAACTTACAGTCTGACAATGTAGACATGGTTAATTCACCACCTCACTACAACCATGCAGGTATCGAATGCATTGAAGCAATCGAAGCTGCACTAACTCCTGAAGAGTTTCGTGGCTACTGCAAAGGAAACAATATCAAGTATACATGGCGTGAGAACTACAAGAATAAAGATGAAGACCTAGCTAAAGCAAACTGGTACTTGAGTAGATTATTAAAACAGAAGGAAAGCTAATGGCTCATATTAACACACTTATAGATGACATATATAGAACACTTGAAAATGGTATTGATCAGCCTAGCGTAAAGAAACGTGATGCTATTTATAAGTGTGGCACAGAGGTCATGGCGGCTATTACAAATGCTGTTACTGAAAGACGTGACCAAGATAATCCAACCTTACGTATGTCACAGATTGGCAAGCCATCACGTCAAGTATGGTATGACATGAAGAAGACAGATCGTGAAGCTTTAACCGGGCAAACAAAGATTAAGTTTTTGTTTGGTGATATTCTTGAATCACTACTTCTTTGTCTTGCTCAACTTGCAGATCACGAAGTATCAGAACAACAAAAGACAGTAGAGGTTGAGGGCATCAAAGGCCACACCGACTGTCGTATTGATGGAGTATTAGTAGATGTCAAGTCAGCATCGCCCTATGCTTTTAAGAAATTTAAGGACGGTACGTTGTCCTATGATGATCCCTTTGGTTATATTGCTCAAATTTCTGGGTATGCCGAAGCCCAAGGTGACACTGAAGCAGCGTTCTTCGCAATAGATAAATCATCTGCAGAACTTGCTCTGTTGAAAGTTGAATCAATGGAGATGATCAATGCTGGTGACCGTATTAACGAGTTAAAACAAGTGGTGGATAAAGACACACCACCACCTCGTTGTTATTCAGATGAAGCTGATGGTTCTTCTGGTAACCGTAAGCTTGCTATTGGTTGTGTGTATTGTCCCTTTAAGAAAAGCTGTTGGTCTGATGCAAATGGTGGCATGGGATTACGTGGTTTCAAATACTCTAATGGTGTACGTTACTTAACAGTTACTGCAAAGGTTCCAAATGTTGAAGAGGTTACTGTATGAAGAAGTCTACAAAGCGTCAAAAAAGAAACGCAAAAGACCATAAGTACAGAAGCAATTCAGAGTTATCTTGCAGCGAACAGTTAGCAAATAATAAAATTGATTTTCAATATGAACCATATCCTATAGCTTACGAATGGTATGAGAACAAGAAATATATTCCTGACTTCATACTACCTAACGGTGTCATTCTAGAAGTTAAGGGTAGGTTCATGTTGGAAGATCGAAAGAAACATTTGTTTATTCGTGACCAACATCCTGATATAGATATAAGATTTGTATTTGATAATCCTTACCGCAAACTATACAAGGGTGGTAAGATGACATATGCAGATTGGTGTTACAAATATAATTTTAAATTCTGTAAATTAAACGAAGGCGTTCCTACCGAATGGTTTAAGAATGTCTGAAACAGAAATCAATATTGTATTAAGTGACGATGCTCAAGTTAGTATTTCCTCACCAGAAAAAACATTATACCTAGCAGTAATATTACAGGCATTACTAGATGCAACAAAGCCAGCATATGCAGGAGAGCCTGATCAAGCTATAATAGATAGAGACAGAGCTATAGCCTGGTTCTTTGCTTCAGTTGGCGTTACTGCAGAAGACTTCAGAGAAGTATGTGACAATGCAGGTGTAGACCCTGATTACATGAGACAATTTGCTTTTCGTGTACTCAAGTCTGGCGAAGTAGACTTTGTTCGCCGCAGAATAAATGCTATTCTTGGTCACTAATTCTATTGTAATCCTTATCCTAATGTGATACTATTATCTTTCGTCACATTCAAATCAGGGAGAGATATAAATGAATAACCAATTACCAACAGACTATCAAAACTTTATTGCACTTTCACGCTATGCTAGGTGGAAAGAAGATGAACAAAGAAGGGAAACATGGAGTGAAACAGTTGCACGTTACTTTGACTATATGGCTAATCACTTGGCTAGTAATAATGGGTATAAGTTACCTGACACCTTGAGATCAGAACTAGAAGAAGCAGTACTCAACCAGTCTATCATGCCTAGTATGAGGGCTTTGATGACATCAGGACCAGCGTTAGATCGTTGTCATGTTGGCGGTTATAATTGTTCGTATGTTCCAGTAGATAGTCCTCGTGCCTTTGACGAAACCATGTA